GTCAGGGATACCAGGATTACCGCGAATGGTTTCCACCACGCGGTGGTCGTCCTTCCAGTCGGTCGATGGTGGCAAAAGAATGTTGCCATCCTCCATCGCCGAGCGATAGCGGGGGAAGTTCTCGGCATACCATGCCGTGGTAAACATCACCTGATGAATGCGGCCCGCCCCATAGCGCTGCATCGCCACCTCAGAGAGAAACTGCCCATTGCCCCGTGCATCGTGTGCTCCACCGCAAAACCTTGGGAGCTTATCCACAATCCAAAATAGGATCTGTCGTTGCTGCTCAAACGGCACGTTCCGCAGCTCCAGCCCAAAGACCGCAGCCCTACATAAATTAGGCAGCTCTTGAGCAAACAGATCCACAGACAAGTCTCCACTGCGGGCAAAGTCCATGCCATAGAAGGATTTAAGATTAGGGTCTAGGCGTTCTTTCAGGACTGGAGCGACCACCTCTTGTAACCAATTGGCAACAAGTCGCTGCCTCTCATGGTCGGGCAGCAAGACAAAATCATCCTTGCAGGCAAAGGACAGCACCGGGGCATCATGACGCATGCAGCGCTCAATCAATACCAGCGGGAAGTACTTCCCTCCACTGCGGGAGGGGATGCACAGCAGCTCTTCGTCTGCATCTTCCCCAAATTCAGCAAGCGTCTCTTCTACAGAGGCATCCTCTCTCGCCTGAGACCATTCTTGCCCAGTCATTAAGCAGATGCGCTTAAACAGTCCTTGCTGCACTGCATCAAAAAAGGTCGTGAAGTGCCGACTGTAGGGCAACTTCCCTGCGAGGACGTCTTGCTCCAGTGCGTAGTAAGGTTCATCCACGCCGTTATAGGTCGTAATAACCCGCACATTGCCTCCCCATAGCCTCAGCGCTTTTGCAGCCTTCAATACTCCAGTCAAATCTTTGTGGAACGCGCCCTCATCTGCTACCACATCCCCTTGCTTGCCCCGCAGATTGCGAGGCACAGACGATAAAGCCTCAACTCGGAACCCGGAATTGAAGACAACCTTAAAGACCTGAATAGCCTTATCTTCATCCCCGTCACGAAAGACCTCCTCAGATTCCTCAATCTCCGAGGCCACCAGCTCATAGGCTTTTGCCCAGTCGGCAACGGCCTTGATATAGTCCGCAGACATCAGCTTCTCGTAGCCCAGGTAGAAAGTGTTTTTCCCCTTCGTCTGAGCTGCCTTCAATGCCGCGCCTGCCGCATCTGCCCACGTAATCCCGATCCGGCGCGATTTCGTATAGATCTTAAAGCCTGATTCGTCTGCCAGCCATCTCGATTGGTACGGCAGGAAGACAGACTCAGGAGTGTCCTCCAAAAGGCTCTTAGGTATTTCAGTAGGAGGCGGTAGTTGCATCAGGCGGCAATCCCCAAAACTTTTGCTCGAATTGCGGCAGCGGCATCATCAGATAATCCCCCCTTCGTTGCAATCTGAGTGATTTCCTGAGCAACGATTTGAGCCTTAGCCTTTACCTCCGCCGCATACTTCTTGGTGGTCACACTGGTGCGGTTAATATCTGCCACCGATCGCGCGATCGCACTCAAATCCTTCGGCCCAATATCCCCCTCCAGCTCCACCAAAATCGAGAATAACCGCTCTTGCGTCAGCCGCTGCAATGCCTCAGCCATATCCCCCGCATCATCCGGAGTGGCCTCCACGATCGCCTTAGCCTGCTCAGTCGCAATTCGCAATGCCTCACAGCGCTGCTGAAAATCCTTCCCATAGCGATGGATCGCCGATCGCGAAATCTGAAGCTCCAGATCGTAATCCTTCAGCAGCCCATTGATCTGATCGGCTAGCTGGTCATAGCCCGCAAAATTGCTATCAATTAAGAGCTGATTGACCTTCTGACGGGCATCTTCTGGCAGTAATTCAATGGCCGCGCGTTTAGGCATCAGTTACCACTCCGGCCTATCAATGCCAGCAGGGCAATCCATATTGCCCTCAACCACATCAACGCCCTCATCGGTAATGCGGGCATCCCACTCCACCGCACGGCGACGAACCACCAAAAGTTCTTTGCCCTCCAGGTAGTCCAAGGTTTCGCGAATTGCCTCAATCGAGAGCGGCTGCCCTAGATCCCTGACAATCCGCAGAATCAAGCTATCTGTGACTCCTAGCGGTTTCCCGTTGTACGCGGCATTAAGAGCACGCCACCTTAGCGCCTCTCTATCTTGTTGTCGCACTCGCTGCACTTCATTCACAGTCGCCAAATTCCCGTAAAATTACCGATTTTTTTTTCACGAAAGTATAAAACAATACAAATCAATAGGGTCGCTCTCGGAACCGCTCAGTGATCGTCGTCTCAAGCGACTTCAAGATTACCGTCCCTTCCTGCACCTGATTTCCAAGTCTTTCTATATGGGCATCAATTAGGCTAAAACGATGTGTGAGTTCTGGGCGGGATATATACTCCTCGGCGATCTTCTTTTCAAGAGCATGGTGTTGCTCCATCAGCTTAGAAATAAGCCCCGCATTCTGAGTGATGCGCTGCTCAGCGCTGGCAACAGCGCGGGTGGCCATCCAACCGAGCATGTTGCTGATTACCGTCCCCAAAAATACAACCCCCGTCAATACCAGGCTGTCCACAGGTAATTGCACCTGTTGCGGCTGCGCGACCTGCGTAGATGGGGCAACCATGATGTGAGTTGTTAGCTGCATAGCCCTACCTCCTGCACATATCCCTTGAGCGCTCTATCTCTGGCTAGCCAGCCCTGCAAAAACGAGCGCTGAGATTTATCCTCATCCACTCGGCAGAAGCGATAGGCCATTCGGTTATCGCAATACTTGCGGGCTGCGGCTAGGTTGTTATTTGCCAGCAGCGCTGCGGCTGTCTTAGGGCCGTAGATACCATCCTGCACCAGGCCAAACAATTCCTGCAAAAAGATTGTTCCGCCTACCACTCCGTGCATCACGCATGTGTCAAAGTGCACTACCTCAAGGGCATCGTGCAGCTTCTCGGAGAGTGGCCCTAGCTGCCAGTAGCGGCTCTGGTAGATTCTAATCGCCTCAAACTGTGTCAGAGAAAAAACGTCGCCCCGTGGCTTGTTCTGGCTATCGCGCCACTGGTCATAGGTGGCTTGAGTTATCCCTCGGTTTGTGCGCCCACCCAGGTCATCTACGTGATTTGCCTGTCCTGCCTCCCACTCAAGCGTAAAGTTAAGGGCCAGCTCAAACACCTTCGCTTCGGTTCTGGTTAATGTCATGCCTAGACCTCGTCTTGATGCACGCTGACAAAGACGGTTCCTTGCAGGTACAAAGGCCAAATCCGATCTACAAGGTCGGAATTGTGGAAACGCAGACACCCTAGCGTTGCGTACAGTAATTGCTTGGCTAGCCATGCTCCAGGCCACCCACAAGAAGATCCTCCCCCATGAGCGCAGATTCCTGCTCTGCCGCTGTCGTCTTCGTTGCCCTCTAAATCAACCATGTCATAGGTCTGCCATCCGTAGCTCATAAGCGTCCGGTCATAGCTGGGGTTATCGCCTACAGACCCATAATCGTTGTACAGCGCTCCCAACTTATATAGCCCTGGAGGAGTATCCCCCGAGTTATTGCGCCAGTTCGGATCCTGTCCTTCAGCTAGGCAAGGAATTTCAAACAGCAATTTTCCTTCAAACGAGTAAGCTTTGGCTGTTTTGGATGCAGCATTAACAACTAAGTGAGTATCGCCTTTCTTAAACCCATGCTGTTGGGGTTTTGCGCGCGGTGAAATAATCAAAACTTCAACCCTCCTAGAACCATCTTCTGCACCCCTAGCGCCAGTTCCATCGGGCTTACTCTCACCAACTCTGGATGTGGTTTGGCCGCATCCTCCGTCATTGCATGCCCATTGGTGCTATCGCCCACAATTTCGGCCTTGAGGACAAGACCCGCCTCTCGGAGCAGTTTTCCCGCCACCTGCGGCTGCTTAAGGACGGCTGGAGCCGTAAAGTTGCTCACCTGCCAAATTTCGTAACCAATTTTGATCGCACGGCGAAGCGCCTCTTCATCACTAAGATGCTTGATCCGCTTGAAATAAATAAAAGCGATCGCCCCCACAACAAAGGCGATCGCCATCCAAAAAATAACTGTAGTAATTAGCTGATTCACATTATGCCCGTCTGCTACACCCTAAGTATGCAGGGGGCTTCAGGTGCTAACCATGATCGAAAAGTAATAATTGCTCCTGTCTGGGCAACGCTTGCTCAAAAAACTTGCGCTTTTTGTGGGCAATTACGCGGATCTGCCCAGGCGGTGTCCCAGTTCTAGCGGACAACTCAGCGGTAGATTCACACGTATCCAATTTTTCGCAAATCTCACGATCTCTGCGACGAATAACCTCCTCCCGCAGCACTAAAAATAGC